TGCCACTCTGTGAAGCCCAAGCTACATTGTCTGGACTAACTAGTAGAGTAATTTTGTTATTAGATAGAACGTAGTTTACAGAACCCTGACCCCTAGTGGCTTTGCCTAAAATGTAATTAACGATGTTATTGTGGTCGCTATCTCTGACTAGCTTAGGACTGTTCCACCAGTGAATCGTAAACCCTTGACGAGAGTATCTACCATAATATCTTTTAGCTTCTGCTGGCGTATAAAATCCATTTTTTGAGGCTAATCTAATTTCAATAGGGTAGCTCATTATTTACTCCTCTATATCTTTCACATCTAATGGTTTAGTTTTTTTAGTTTTAACCAGTAGCCCACCATTGCCCTTTTCGGCTGATAGTTTGTCGGCTGATTTTTCGAGCGTTTCCAGGATTCGCTGATTAGTGTCGGCTAAAGCTCCATTAAACTTAGCTATTTCTTGTAGGGTAGTGTCTATATTCACGAGAGGAATGGATTTTAGAATATCTATCTGCCCCTGCATTGAAGCTAGTAAGGCTACGTTTTGGTGATGCTTTTTATCTAGGTCTTTGTATGCCCGTTTAAGTTCATCGTTCTGCGACCTTAAAAGGTTGTTGGTTTCTTTAACTATCCTGAACCAGCCAAAAAATGCAATACCTAGTAAGCCTGATAATACGGTTAGTGCTGGGATAATAAATGTTTCGTAGTTCATTTATTTGCTTCGTAAGTATTTAGTTTTGGTAAAGTCATGGCTGCGAATCTCATTACATATCCGCCAAATTAGTTAGTAGGGTTGTCATTAGGTCTCTTTGTGTTGATTGAGTTTCTGGTGCTGTCATTCTAGGCTATTTCTACTAATATCCTAGGATAATAATTAGAACCATAAGAACCGAAACTTGTACTAGTAGCTACTGTCTGTGAAAAACTAAGTTTATACGTGTGTGAACCTGCGCCTACACCATCTAATACAGCCATAGTACTCATGGCTCTTTGGTCGCCTGAAACAAACCTTTCCCTTGAACTAGCTAAAATTGTAGACCCTTCACGTATATGAAAGCCTACAAATGTAGATGCGGCAGGTTCTATTTGTGGCGCATAAGCAGTAATCTTTATTTTTCTAGTAGTTGTCGGGACTGTAACTGTTACCGTTGCGTCAGTTATGTCTGTAGTTGCTGTTGCCGATGATGAAAAAGTAGCTGTGTTCTCTCTATATCCTAAAAATATAGCAGAATTAGAAAGTTTTTCGGCTATTATGTCTTTTAATGTTCCATCGTCGTTGAGTGAAACTTCCATCACGTCAGCCACATTGTCAGCCCAAGCTGTAGTTGGTCGGATAATAACAATATCACCGATAGAGCTACCGTCTGTGTCGGTGTAGCCAGGTGATATAGCTGTTATTTCAATGTTAGCACCGTCTACAAAGCCTTCAAAGTCTACGGCTGTAGCTTCAGATATAAGGGTTATTTCTTCACCAGTGATAGGGTCGTCAAATGTATGAGGGGTACCCATAGTACCGAAAAACTTAGCTGGGAGGTTTAATACTGTGTCTACTACGATTGTTGTTGCTAGAGCTGAACGGGTTGCTGTAACGGTAGCGACACTAGCGTTGCCGGAACCGTTACTTGATTTAATTAAGTCTATTGATGTCATACTCTTAATAATACAGCAAAAGAGTCGCTTTTTACAGCGACTCCCTTTATGCTTCTAGCTATTTGCCTAGACTGTACGGCTAAGTGTAGCAAGTGCGCTGGCTTTAAGGCCGAACACAAATACGTCACCACGAGCTCGTAGCTGAAGTTCAGACCCACCGTGTCCCGGTACATCTTTTATCAACTTCATGCCTTTACCCTTAGATGGATCCATCTTAGGAGTAACACGAACGATTGCGCGCTTGTCAGCAACGATAACGTCCATAAGAGCTGGGAAGAGAGTATCTTCGGCTTCTACAACCATTACACCGTCAACTGGTCCAAGTACACCGTTCTTACCGGCTGTGTAGCCTAGGTCAGAACCATCAAAGCTTGTTACCAAGTCTTTGAATAGGTCAGCTGTACCAAATGGTACCCAAGCAAGCATGTTGCTAGGTGAACCACCGTTACGCTTAACAAGTGAAACTGTATTGAAGAACCTAATCTTTAGTTCGTTGTTAGCAACAACCCAAGTTAGGGCGTTAGCAACTGGAACCGCAGCAACAATCTTTGTGAGTGCGTATGCGTCAAAGTCTGGAATGAATTTCTCATAAACCCAGGTACGAGCGAACTTGCTGGCCAGTGAAGCAATAGGAGTATCTTGTTCCAAAGTATCTTGTATACGAAGGAATTTGTACTTGTTATAAGCAAGTGTCATATCTTGGTTAGAGGTTTCTGCAAGAGTAACCGTTTGTGAAATTGCAGTTTCGTCGTAAGTTCCTAGTGAACCTGCGCTTATATCATAGTTAAGAATCTTAACTGTGTCTGCACTCGTGAAATCAACGCCGTTAGCGTTAAGGTGTCGAGCGACATAAGAAGCGGTTTCGAGTGGCTTGTCCAGGATTGAGCTGGTTTTTATGCCGTAAGCGGATGCCATAGTAGCATTTCCTTTCAATTAAAAATATATTTGTCTTCGTCTTCTGTTATCTTAAATATACCATATCCGTGACTACTGCTACAATAATAATATGCAGGTGCCAGCACACAGACTACCCCCAAGAGATTATCAGCCAGAAATAATAGAGGCTTATAACGACCCAGCTATTGATGAGCTTTTGCTTATCATCGCTCGTAGGGGTGGCAAAACTACTCATATATTCTCTGAGGGAGTCGTGCCAGACCTAGTTAAAGAAGTCCAAACAATAGTGTTGGTCTACCCTACAGCCAAGATGGGGTTCCGTAACTTCTGGAATAACATTGAAGATGATGGCTTCAAAACCATAGAACACCTACCTAAAAGTCTGATAGCAAGACAATCTAATAGTGAAGACGATATGCGGATAGAGCTAATAAACGGCTCTGTTTTTATGGTAGTCGGTGCTACTAACGTAGAGGCTCTTCGTGGAGCGAACGGTAAGAAGTACTTGTTTGATGAGTTCGCCGACATACCTATTGAGGCCGTGAACGTGGTAGCTCCTATTATAGAGAATAACGGTGGCAAGATGGTGTATATGGGTACTTGTAAGATTGATGGTATCAACGGTGAAACTATGCGTCGTATGCACTTCCGATTCAAGAAACAACCTAACACTTACACCTGCTATGTTGACGCAACCCACTATATGACAAAGGCAGAGCTAGAGAAGAGTCGCAAAGGTTATATCCTTCGCAACCGCAACGACTTCAAGTTTAGGCAAGAAATGTTACTAGACTGGGGCCAATCATCTACAGCTAGTTACTACGGAGCAATAATGTCCAATAAGGATAAAGATGGCACCCTCGGTGAATGGGCTTATAACCCAGCACACCCTGTATATACCGCTTGGGACCTTGGCCGTTCCGACAGTATGGTTATAGGATTTTTCCAATATTACAAGGGTAAGCCACGCTTAATAGACCTATATGACCAAACTGGTTCAAGCATGAAGATTGCTGTTGCTCACATTAAAACCAAGCCATATCTCTATGGTTGGCACTTCCTACCGCACGATGGTGCCGTGGCTAGTACGAATGACAACATAAAACGTATAGATATATTGCACCAAGAAGGGTATACCAACGCATCTGTATTGAAGCGTGAAGGTGTGACCCTTGGTATCGGCTATGTAGAGGACTGGTTGCCACAGTTACTAATAAATAAACATACGACTGGCAAAACAAGCGTTAATCTAAGACTTTATAAAAAGAAATTCAACCCTATCACTGGTGATTATATGGGTCCAGAACACAATAGTGCCAGTCACATCGCAGATATGATACGTTATCTAGCTACCGTTCTACAGTATTACTTTGACGAAAAGGGAGAGTTTATACTATCCCAAGAAAACACCCAAACTGAATACAAGTCTGACTTAGCTACTGTTAGCTTTTATTAGTCTTAGTTGGTTCTGGCGCTGGTGGTTTTTTGTTATTAGCAATATCTTGTAGGTATTTCTCTTCAAACGGTGCAGAATCTTCTGCTTCTAATTCAGCGTAGTTCCGTAACTGTTCACCGAATAAGTAGTAAAGAATGGTAACTGTAGTTGGACTACGGCCATCACTCTTAGATGTTAGGATAGACATTTTAGTTTGGTCGCGGCGAAACTTCTTAACTGCCTTAACCCAATCTGGCTCAAGCCTCCAGCCATAATCTTGGCCACGAGATGCGTTAATCCCCATATCTGAGCTGTTAATGTAAGCCTGAATTTGTGGCTCCAGACTAGCGTAGTGTGTCCTACCGCTCTTAATATTTAAAAAGCCTATACCTTTTGGTTGTTCTTTGTCTGACATTCTATATTCCTTTCGCTAATTCTTTTTCAACTTGTTGCCCGAAATCGTTTGGATCATCCACTTCACCCTGACCGCCATCACCCGAAACATCCATACGGTCATCTGCGCTAGGCGTAGGAGGTGGAGCTACTGGTGGTGGTGGGTTGGTGGCTGGCTTACCCTTGCCATATTCATAAGCCTGTTGGTATGGCTCTAAGTAGTCGTCGTAGTGCTCCATAACATCAGGTGAAGATAATATAACACCTTTTGCTTCGTCAGCCTTAACCTGCTTCATAAGCTTATCAAATACTTTGGCTTGTAGTGTAGGGTACTGTTTGAATAAAGGCTCGTATTTCTCTAGCACGGCCACAGAGTCACGCTTGAAGTTTACTGTAGTTTCAGCTATAGCCTTAGCAT